CATTAGCAGTTCTTTGACCATCGTAACCGTCACCAATTCCATAATGTGAGGCATAAGAACAGGTCAGTGCTTGAGCAGGACTTGGAGCAAGAGCACCAAGACTCAAAGCAATGACCGAAAGGGTTTGAATTGTTTTCTTTAAAAGCATTTAGTTTAGTAGAATTCGACATCCGTATAGAAGAGGGGTGTACCCAACCTCTCGGCAGGCATCTTCCACGACACTAGTTTCACATCAAAATCTCATGATATTGATCCCTGTGTTTGGGATAACTCATAATAAGTTAGTATTTAGGATCTGTCAATCCTTTCAATATGTTCCGCACACCAATTTGGAAGATTTATGGGAGGGAATATTACCATAAACTCAATATAATCTAGAGGTGCTATTGTTGCTTTGGGAGCATAACGATGACAAGTTCCCCGATTTATTTCCCCAGACTCAGATTCAATTGGTTCAAAAGCAATGCAGTTGATGCAGTCCATAGATTTGTGTGACTGATGGTACTATAGGGCATTGTAGGTGGGTCTGGGATTGCTTTGTGCCAGTTCTCATAGTGGTACAATCATAAATACTAATATAAAAAAGGCATAAATGAAATGTCTCGCACATTCAATACTGAAACCAGAGAATGTTGGAATAAACCCATTCACCAAATGCTACAAGCAATAGATAATCATACTCGTCTTCATTTAGAGACAGGAGATTATTGGCACGAAGAACAGGCACAGATATTACGAAAATACGTTAAGGATTTGAAAGTTTGGATATATAAAGAAGAAAGCGGACAATACAAATGACTGATCCAGTTTGGGGAGTTTTTATAATTCTTGGTTTTGGTTTAATTTTTACTATGTGGTGTATTTACTGCATACTACGAATAGCATATCTGGAGACTAAGGAATGATTATTTTTTTCCATAATTTCCCTTCAGCAATCCTTCTACGGAGCAATCCCGTCTCAACATTACTTCCAGGATTTCTATAGAGTTCTAATGTTTTTGGGATTGCCGTCCAATTTTTCTCACGAAGGTTGCGAGTGATGCTATTAAACCCACTTCCACCGTAAAATCCAGCACCGAGATTGTAAGCAAAGGATAGTAGTGCTCCGCGTTGATTGTCATTCATTTCTCTCCAATATGGGATTTTAGAAAGTGCTGGTAAGAACTGACTCTCGCATTGAGCAATTAATAATTCATCTGCTTCCTTTTGAGTAATGGTGTCGCCAAGTTTAAATGGAGATCCATTCTTCCTGCGAGTAGACCCCCATCCTATAGTGATTGGAAGTTTACCTGACAGAGGATCCGGATATGCTTTAAGATGACATCCTTCAAATTCTTTGATTAATTTAATACCTGGTTGTGGAATTGAAGTAATCATCCCTCTTGAAATACAGAAACAAAGACTGTCCCCTTTTTCGTCAAAGGGAGAAGATTATCTTTAAGGTGTTGATTATGCATTCTTACACAACCATGTGTTGAGAAGAGTTTCTGCATTGCTGCCCAGGCGCCTGGCCACCCGCAGGCAGAACCACCACCATGAATCATGATTCCAGCACGACCATTCTTTGCTTCCTGATTCTCAAGTTCAACCAAGTCGAAACTATACCACCCAAATGCCATCACATCCCTAGAATATTCTGGCGTGGAATCTTTCTCATAATCCTTGTAGATAGTTCCAATTTTGTAAAGACCAGGAGGAGTATCTGTATTTGAAAATTTAAACTCATAATCACTCCCCTGTCCTCTTGCTAATGCAGGAAGTTCCCAAAGAAGTTTTCCATCAAAATTATATGCTTTTACTTTTTCTGTAATATCATTAACAATGAGATGAGTATCTCCTTTCTTAAATCCGAAATCTTGTGGTTTCTTTTTAGGTCCGATCATTTTTTTCTCCTATGTATGCTAATGAAAAAATATCATGATCAGGAATATCTGGATTCAACCATTCACTAAATTCTGATTGAATTGCCTGGGCATCTTCATAGTCCCTTTGTTCACACAAAGAATGAATACGATCAACTGCCCAATCATGTGATAGACGAAGAGTCTTTTCCAAAGTTTCCATAATCATATTTATGTGTCTGACACAGACTAGCACAAGTCTCTCTAGGTTGTCAAGGCATAATTGAAATAATCTTTTCTATAATATCTACTCAAAATTTGCGAATTATAATACTTTGGAGATCCATCTTCTAGTGCTTCGGTTAAAACATTATCAAGAAATAACATCCTAGTCTCCTCATAGTTAGTTTTACCTAATGTTTTATGAAGGGATAGAATACTTCTTTTAAATTTGTCTTTACCTAACTTCACAATATCTTCTTTAAGTTCTGGACATGATCCATAATATTTCTTCCAATCACTCTCACTCTTTACTTTTCTTTTCTTTCCTTTGGGAGTTCTGAACGACCAAAAGTACTTACGTCCCAAATAGCTTCTACCGGTGATCTCACAGTGAATATGATATACAAATCCAAAATAATCTTCTATATGATCCGATTCAAATATTTCCCCATTGAATTTCCATGGGTTCTCATAGCTCATTTAATAATCTTATAGAGCTATTATTTATCTTTAACCGGGACAAACCTAGTCTATAGACATTTTACATTTTTGTCAAGGGGTTGATAAATACTCAATAAAGAGATATACTAGAAATGTCGGTATATGTAAAAAATCTTGTTATTGATACTAGTTCTGATTTTTCAGAAGAACTTGATTTAATCCAGACTGCTGGAGGTGTCGTAAACCTAACTGGATTTAGTGCATCTGCTCATATGAGAAAAACTCCAGAGAGTTCAAGTTATGTTGGGTTTGGAATATCATTTATTGATCGTTTAAATGGAAAATTAGTAATATCATTAGGAAGTACGATAAATTCTACCCTCAAAGGTGGAAGATACGTATATGATTTAATGTTAATTAAATCGGATTCAACCAAATCAATTGTCGTAGAAGGAACTGTTTTAGTGAGAGTTGGTATTTCAACAGGGTGCTTCTAATAAATATTCATACAAAGTATAAAAGTAATAATGACCGTTTATATAAGCAATTTAATAATACATACTGGAACAGATTTTGAACAGGTTTTTGTATTGGAAAGTGAGACAAGTAATAGTGCTTTGAATTTAAATGGATATACTGGATGTGCCAAATTAAAAAAATATGAAAAATCCATATCTTCTGGGTCGTTCATAGTAAATTTTACGAATAGACAACTTGGAAAAGTAAAAATTTCTATGGCGTCTACAGTTACGGAAGAATTAAAACCTGGGAAATATTTTTATGATTTACTTTTAAATAGCGGCAATTCCATCCAAAAAGTGGTTGAAGGTACGGTATTAGTTAAAAGGGCAGTTACACAGATATAAAAAAAGCACCCATGGGTGCTTTGGATTATGTTAAATTCTTATCAACCTTTCTTTTCTGGCATTCTAGCACCAGTTTTATGCCTTTCAGTACCAGCAGAATCCCTATAGGTTTCACTTTCTCTTCTTGGTGTTACATAACCCACACCAGGAACATTGCCAGTTTGTCCTTTTGCTCTTGCTTCATTTCTTGCTGCTGCTCTTTGTGCTGCTCTCTTACGATTTTTATCGTAGTTGTCACCTTCCTCAAGAACTTCTTCGACAATATCACCAATCATCTCAGCATCCATCTCGGTCATAATGTATTGTGCCTCCGCAACGGTCTCTGCATGACCCTGTGAGAGGAGATACTCAAGCACGAGATCATAAGCATCATACTCATAGGATGCTTTAATATCGACCGGTTTTTTGCTTGCTGCAAGCTTATCATTTTGAGGAACAACACTACCGGAAGCAGCAGCAGAGTTACTACCAGCAGCATTAGTTGCTTGCGAGGTGGTTGCTGGTTTGAATTGTGAAGAACCCATAGCAGGCATTGCTGCTGCTCTTTGTCCAAGGCTAGAAGTTTCGGGTTTTGATGCCGCAGTAGTTGCAGCAGCCAATGTGGATGGTTTAGGAACGTTTGGATTATTGGTTAATGATTGATTACCAGCACCAAGTTTAGCAACTGCTGGAGACTGAGATGAAGTAGGTGCAGGAAGACTGGACCTCATATCTTTCATTAGGGGATTGTCAGTCTGGTTAGTTCCACGAATTCTTGCTTTTTCAGCAGCAGCAGCAGCAAGTTTTGGATTTGCCTTTGCCCACTGATCCATCGCAGAACCTGCTGGTTTTGATGGAAGAACTTTAGCAGATGCTGGTTTTGCTGTTATAGATGTTCTTGTATCTGTTTGCCTTTCTGGGTTTGGATCTGGTTTTGGATCTTTTGTAGAAATAGCTGGTTTAATTCCAACTGCTTGCTGAGCCTTTGCAATATTCTGTGGCGTATACTTTGGATTTATGGTTTTAGTTAGATTATCTTTATTCCACCCATTATTATTCCCACCTCTATCTTTTTGCCTATCAAGAATTCCTTGAATAGATGCTTGCTGCAGTTCTTTAGGACTGCTTCCTGCAGGTGCCTGCTTTGCTTCTTTGCCTTTAGATGCTTGTAAGGCAGTATTTGTTACCTTTTCTTTATTAGACCTTTCCAACTCTCCTTTCTTTGCTGCTTCTTGTGCTGCTCTTACCGAATCAGCACTATAGGGTCCTTCATTCAATTGCTCTTGCTCAGAATCAGCAATGCTTTCATATAGTGCCGCAATCTCATTCAATTTGTTAAAAGAAAGTGTCATCTTGCTAATACTTGTCTACTTTCTTTTATTTATAAAAAAAAAGAGGGTCCGAAGACCCTCTGTATTAAAGTTGGAATCCTGCGAAGGAATCTTTTGTAACGTCTTGTTTAATACCACCAATGATATAACTCTCCACTTCTGTTTCTTGAGGTGCGACTTGAAGCCCTTTGGAACTGATCCAATGCTCCGTCCAAGGAAGTGGATTATTCTTTGCCGAAACATCATAAAGTGGTTTAAGTCCAATTCCTCTCATACGGCGATTCGCAATCCATTCAACATATTGCTGAAGAAGTTTATCATTCAGTCCAATCATAGATCCATCCTTAAACAGATACTCTGCCCAGAGTTTTTCTTGATTGACTGCATTCTCAAAGGTCTTGTAGACCCACTGCTCTTCTTCTTTAGCAATTCTTTGCATCTCAGGGTCATCACCTTCCTTCCACTTGTTTAGAATGTTCTGAGTAATGACCAAATGCTGATTCTCATCACGAGCAATCAGTCCAATGATTTTTGCACTTCCTTCCATAAGTTTGAGTTCGCCAAATGCAAAACTGCAAGCGAAACTGACGTAAAAGCGAATACCTTCAAGTATATTAACGTTTGCAACTGCTCTGAATAATTTGCGTTTGAGTTCATATCTTTCTGCCTGTACGAAGGGAACTTGTTCTTGAGCGTGTTTCCAAAGTTCAGAAGTTCCATAATGTTGAGCACTATTGATAAAATCGTTATATGCTTCGGTTACACTATATGCACGTTCGAGAATTCTTTCATCTCTAAGAATAGTATCAAACACATCCGAAGGGTCTGCATATACATTTTTGATAATATAGGTATAGGAGCGTGAGTGAATCATCTCCATAAACTCCCAGACCTTCATACACGCTTCCAATTCAGGAAGTGAGCAGTAGGGAGCAAATGCCATTCCAGGTCCACGACCTTGAACGCTATCAAGCATAACTTGATACTTTAGGTTAGAAGTAAAAATATGCTTTTGTTCAGGACGAAGAGACTGATAATCCCCTCTGTCTTTTTGTAGAGAGACCTCTTCAGGTCTCCAGAAGTATCCTAGTTGTTGTGTTGTGAGTTTTTCGAAAACTGGATATTTGTAGGTATCATATCGTTGAATACCCAGTGGTTGTCCAAAAAACATAGGTTGCTTTTTGATATCTACCTCCTGGGAGTTAAAAACGGTCATTTGATTAACCACTTTTTTCTCCGTACTGTTTGTTTTAAATCTTATAAGACTCACAATTGTTCTCCTCTACCAAAATTACCTATTACAAAAATCCCACACATTCTATTTAACTCCCCAAAATATTTGAGTTTTATCATACTCCAATTTGATCAAATTTTGCAACTTTCACAGTCTTCTTCGTCTGTGTCCAAAAGATCTTCAAGTAGATTTTGCAACTCCTGTTTGGGATCATCAACTTCATCAGTCTTATTATCATATGTGTTTTGATAGTATGCTGTTTTCCATCCATATTTCCAACAAGTCAAAAGGTCCTGTGCCATCACGCTAACAGGAACTTCATTATTGGGATAATTCTCCGGATTATAGGACCAGTTTCCAGAAATCGCTTGATCGAAGAATTTTTGCATAACTGCAACAATATTAATATAACCACGATTGCTAGGCATATCCCAAAGAAGCGTATAATTGTTTTTAAGTGTATGAAACTGTGGAACAATTTGCTTAAGAGGTCCTTTCTTTGATTTCTTAACGGACAGGTATCCACGAGGAGGTTCGATTCCATTAGTTGCGTTTGACACAACGGAACTGCTCTCCGAAGGCATTTGTGCGGACAATGTTGAGTTCCGTACTCCATATTGTTTTACAAGTTCTCTAAGTTCTTCCCAATCATATTTAAGATTATTTGGAACCAGTTCGTCAACATCTTTTTTGTATGTATCAATGGGAAGAATACCTTGTCCGTACTTGGTACGATGCGAATACTCACAGGCACCCTTTTCTCTTGCAAGAAGAGTAGTTGCCTTAATGAGATAATACTGGAATGCTTCGGTAAGATCATGCACCAGTTGCCATGCACCAGGATCATCGTATTTTACCCCGTGCTTGGCGAGATAGTGGGCAAGACCAATATAACCTACCCCAAGTGAACGACGTGCTCTGGTGGTGATTTCCGCTGCTCTAACGGGATATCCTTGAAAATCAATGAGTTCATCCAAACTGCGAACAGCAAGATCACAAAGAACTTCAAGATCTTCATTAGTTTTAATTTTACCAATATTAATAGCAGAAAGGATGCAGAGGGCAATTTCACCATTTGGGTCATCAATATGTTGAATTGGTGTAGTTGGTAAAGTAATTTCCTGACAAAGATTACTCATTGAAACCTTATCAAGGAAAGAACTATGAGAATTACAATGGTCGATGTTCATAATATACAAACGACCAGTCTCTGCTCTTTCTTTCAGAATGTCCAGAAAGAGTTCTTGAGCACCGATAGTTTTTCTTGGAATAGATTCATCTCGCTCATAACCCACATAAAGGTCGTCAAATCTATCAGTACCAAAGGCATCATAAAGACCAGGAACATTATGTGGGGAGAAAAGTGTAATTTCTCCGTTTTGAATGAATCGTTCATAGAAAATTTTGCTGATTTGAATGGAATAATCTAATTTGCGAACACGATTATCTTCAGTTCCCTTATTATTTTTCAGAACAATAATATCACTTATTTCTTGATGCCAGATAGGAAAGTGGACTGTAGCAGAACCACCCCTGATACCGTTTTGTGTGCAACTTCGTACAGTTGCTTCAAACTTTTTAAGGAAGGGGACAACGCCTGTGTGCTGTACCTCTCCGCCTCTGATTTTAGAGTTGATACCACGGATTCTGCCTGCGTTGATACCGATTCCAGCTCTTTGAGCAACATATTTGTAAATAGCCAAATCAGAGTGACCGATACTATCGAGGGTGTCATCAATATCAACGAGAACACAAGAAGCATATTGCCTAAGTGGTGTTCTGACTCCCGCCATGATTGGTGTTGGGATGTTGATTTTGTGCTTGCTGATTGCATCATAATACCTCTTAACGTAATCTAAACGTGTCTCTTTTGGATATTTAGAGAAAATAGTAGCAGCAATCAAAATATACATGAACTGTGGAGTCTCATAAAGATCTCCATTGCTACGATCCTGAACAAGATACTTATCTACAATCTGCCTAAGTCCAGCATAGGTGAATAGATAATCTCTACTATGATCGACGAATGATTGAAGTTTTTCAAAATCTTCGGCATTATACAAAGAAAGAATCTCTGCATCATAAACACCCAATTCAACACACTTTTGAGTATGCTCCAAAACAGTGGGGCAATCGTGCATACGACCAAACAACTGCTTACGAACGGCAAATAAAAGCAAACGGGCAGCAACAAATTGATAATTAGGATGCTCAAGATCAATCAAGTCAGAAGCAGAACGAATTAAAATCTCCTGTACCTCTCCTGTGGTAATTCCATCATAAAATTGAATACCAGACTGCATCTCAACTTGTGATGCAGACACTCCAGCAAGGTCTCTACATGCCTCTTCTACCATCAAGTGAAGTTTGTTTAGATCTAAACCCTCAACCGATCCGTTTCTCTTAACTACGTTTGTTCCGTTACTCATATTTTCTTCCATTCGTTGAATTTAATTTTTGCTTCGAGTGCTCTATATGTATTTAATTTTAACACATCCATAACAGAAAGTCCAGCGAGCACCATATCATTAATATCTTTTTGTTGAATTGCTGTTGGCCAGATAACTACCATTTTACCTCCGTCGATGAGTTTGGATATCCTGTTACAGATTTCTTTGTTGCGAGGTTCGTTATCAAGTACATAGACAATATCATCACCCAAATTAAGACTATCGAGTAGAATATCCGATCCGCACATTGCGATGGCATTTTCAACAAATGTTGAATCAAATGGTCCTTCTGTGACGTAGATTGTTTCATCGGTACTTACCTCGTCTAGTCCATAAACTTTGGGAATACTCCCGTCTAAAATCACTGTAATGTATTTAACATTACTGGGTCCTATAGATCTTCCTTGAAATCCAAATAGTTCCCCTTCCCTAGTGTATAATGGTATCACTATGCGACTTTCATCTCTTACAATCCTACTAAATGTGGGTTTTTGAGTGTTAGTCCATTCTTGGAATTTGTTAGCGAAGTAAAACTTATCAGGATTTAGAAGTCTCTTTTCAAGATAGAGTTTAGCAATAGGATTCTCGGATGCCTTTGGTAAATCCAACTTTTTCACGTTTTTGGAATTTTCACGTTTTGTGAAAAAGTCTGGTTTCTGAAAATTGAACTTTGGTTCTTCAACTACAAAGTTCTTACCAGTATGCCCTTCCTTAAACTTTTCAAGAGTATATTGCTTATGAAGAGTTGGATCTATCTGTTTAAGAAAGTTATTAAAAGATAAACTTGCTCCGCAGTTGTGACACTTGAAGTTTGTGTTATTCTTGACTGGGTAAATGTATCCCCTTGTCTTGTTTTTGTTCTTCTGGGAGTCTCCACAAATTGGGCAACGGAATGTGTAGAGATCCGACTTAACCCTTTTGAATTTTTGAAGACGCGAAGATACGAGTCCAATATACTTGGAATCAATCAAATCCATTATGAAGGGTTCTTATTTCAGTCTCTCTATTGTACCGTTATCTTGTGCTGATGTCAAGATGCGAGTGACTAATCCCGAATTATTGATTGTAAAACTTACTGCTGCCAGAACTCCAACACCTATCCAAACTTTCTTTTCCAATCCCTGCAACTTTGCTAATACCGCAGTATGATCCCTACCCATCTTATCTTCTAATTGATCAATTTTTGCAAAAAGTATTCCATCGGTTTTTTCATTGTTATTAATCTTTTCTTCATGGAGTATGAGCATTTTAGTCACATTTGAATTTACTTCACTCAACTTTTCAATAGCACTGTCAATACGTTGCATCAACTGATCAGTAGTATGGATCTTCTCCTCAAGAATTGCTACTTTTGTTTCTATTGCCTGAGTTGGTGAGTACATTTGATTTATTGTTGGGGTGGATTTCTTTTTTGCAACCAATTTTTACGGAATCCCGTTCCATAAATATATTTATTCTTCTTTTTTACTGGAGGATTATCACCCGCTTCCACCGTACCAGCAATTTCTCCACTAGCAAGACTATTGGTAGGAACACCAGTTACCATACCCTCTTCTCTAAGAGATCTAATAATATTAATAATCATATCTATCTTGCTTTCCATTAAATCGATTGCAATTGTTTTAGACACTCAAAGTCTTCTTCTATAGTATTAATTTCAGTTTTTGGATATTCTGGAAGTCTATTTAAGAAAATTAAAAAACTTTTGATATAAGACCAAAGTTCTCTTTCTAAATTAAAAAATAGAAGAGGAACTGCAGCATCATCAAAAACATTGAATAACACAGTGAGGTGATTAAGAATTAAATGTGTCTTAAGCACCCCAGTATTTTTATATCTCTTCAACAACCGTTTCACATACTTTATTCTCTTTAGATCATCCTCAAAATCGTCTTTGGTGACTGCCTGGGGATTATCGTAAAATTTTATAGCAAATAACATGTAGTTATTTTCGTTCAATTCATCAAATCTCATATATTATCAGGAATCTGGGTATACGGCATCATCGGCAGCGTCACCAGTAACAGTATAAGAAGCAGTTCCAGATGAAATTCCAGAGAACGCAACAAGAACTTCTGTCTTAACTCTCAGAGTGTTGTGCATATCCATATAAGTATGAACACCAACCCAACCAGCGTGTGCTGGCTTATAAATGGAACTAGTGGATACTGCAACTGCTTGCTCATATTGATCAACACCAAAAATTCTATTGGTTAACCCAGTTGATGTAGTTGGTGTTAGGTCGTAGTTACTATCTTCAAGAGTAGAAATTGGTCTTTGTGATAATGTATAACCAACTCCAGAGATTACTCCACCAGTTAAATATTGTGTGGTTGCGATTGAAACAAGTCTTTCCGAAGTAACTCCAGAAATTACTGCTTGCCCAAAAGTTCCACCAACACCAATTGTGATTACAGTTCCTGTAGAGATTCCTGCTGCCCTAAAGGAAGTTCCTGTTCCGGTGATAGTGTCAGCAGCATAATTTACTGTAACTGTACCTGGAGAGAATAAACTGTCTGCCTTGCCCCAGAGAGCCATGTGTCTTACCTATGATTCTTTTTCTATTGATATTTATAAAAAAAGGAGACCTTGAATTTTGGTCCCCTTTATAATTTAGAGTTAAAAGCTCAGAGTGTTAAATCTTTAGCACCTTTACCTTTCAATTGTCCCTGAACTTGTAAAAGAATGAGTGAAAGAATTCCGTTTGCTTTGATTTTTGGGATTGCTCCAAGTGTTTCCGAAACTGCAAAAAGAACAGTTGCGATAAGTGCTTGATTAGCGGTTGCCCAAGCGATAATTGCTGCGATTGACATAATAACCTCGTGTGAAGAATCCTATTTTATTTAGATTAATCAAACCTTGAACTTTGCATTTCACGACCAATATTTTTTTGCCTTTCCGTCTCTGCTTTTTTTGTAGCAAGTTTTTTAGCAGGTGGATTTGCTGGTGGTTCGGGATTAACTTTACTGGTGCGATCCTTTCCTACACCCCTTTCTTTTTCATGTTGTCCAAGAGTTTTTCCACTTCTAGTCATAAGACCTTGCAACATCGGTTTTTTTCTCAAAATTTCCACAGAACGATCACGCGGTTTTCTTGGAGTTCCTGCATCTTCCCTTCTCCTTTCATCAATAATTTCAGATTCTTCAGTTGTGACCATTACCATAGGATTTCTCATTCCCATTGCTCTTAATTTATTCTTAACAAGATTTGTTGTTGTAGGAATTGAACGTGGGTCTGTTTCTTTTTCACCTTTCTTTTTAGATTCAGTACCACATTCCGTTTCTTCTTTTTGAGTTTCTTTATTTTTTGCCTTCCAAGCAGTTGCATAAGCAATTGACTTTTCGCTATCACTCACACCACCCTTAGCATATCCGGATTTAATGTGCTTGACCATTCTCTCAAACTTTGCTCCGGGAGGTGCCTTTTCGGCAATTACGTTACCTTCCAGTTTGTTATGGGAAACAAGAGTTGCCGAAGGTGGATTTACAACAACTTTATTTTTACCTTTCATTACATCAATTTTTTTATTATTTCCATCCTTATCACTTACTTCACCAAGATATTCTTCCTTAACACCAGAGGTATCCTTACCATCGGCAGTTCCACCCTTCTTACGTTGAATTGCATTATGAACCGAACCTGCGTGTTCCTTAGCACCACTTTCAACTTTTCCATCACCATCATAATCCTTACCTGCCTTAGTTTTAGCAGTTTGCTCTCCCTTATTTCTTTCACCTTCGTAAGGCTCACCATACTCAGTCATCTCAACGGAAGAGATATTAGGATTTGCTCTTAACTGAGAAATCTTTTCACGAGTAGCATAACGAACATATGAACGACCAGAGTTTTTATCGGAAACTCTTATCTTGTACTTCCTATCTTCAGTTGCATTCAATTCTTCAAGATAATCAAGTTCAATTGATTCAACTTCTTTCTCAACGCCCTCAAAAAATACTTTAGCGAAAGCACTTGTAATTGTATTAGTTGCTAGTGCTTCAATTTGGAAATCTTCCCTTACGGCACCACCACCCTTTGGAAATACCTTTGCCTTCACAGCAGTTCTTTCCTGTGGGTTCAATGAACTGTTTTGCATATATTGTGAGAATGCTTGTTTGATATCGACACCCTCTCTTCTAGCACGATATCGAATATCATAGACTGCTTGACGAACACGCTTTTCGATATTTGCCTTAGGATCATTAGGACCTTTACCCTCTTTACCTTTAGAACCACTAGCAGGAGCAGGAGCAGACTTTCTTGCAGGAAGTTCCTCAAAAATGTTATTTTTCATTGGGAGATTTGTTTAAACTTACTTTTTCCTATACTTATTTATGAATTCTATTCCCCAACTATGTCCGGGAGTCATATCCTCAACGTACTTCTTATACCCATCAGTTCCAACCAAAGTATTTGGTTTTCCGGGAGTTCTCATTTTACTAGACATTTTCTTCTCAGCATATGCTTCAGTCACATCTTTAATCCAAGACTTGAACATAATATGATCTTCTGTGACGCAAATAAGATAGTTCGTTCCTCTACGAATAATTCTACCAACCAGTCCAGTATTAAGGTTTTCTACCAAAGAACCGATTTGAAAAATCCTATCGGCAATATAATTCTCACGAAGATTAGTCCAATCAAACTTAGGTGCAATCTCCCAGAGATTCCACCCTTCTTTGATATTCATAGAAGTACGAAGATTATCAAATAATTCTTGAGCATCTTTGCGTTTAAAGTCTGTTGGAAGACCTTCTCTAAACTTACGGAAGTCTCCTTCGGCAGCAGCAAGTCTCATTCTTGATGCAGACATTCCTTCGACACCTTTTGCATCAGGGTCACGTTCTCCGGCAGAAACTACTTCGATATTATCAAAAGCATATAACTGACCATTGTAGTTATTGGATAGTTTTTCAAATTCCTTTACCCTATCAGAACCACCAACAATTCTAACATTCGTATATCCATCATTGTGTGCTTTTTTTAGTACATCAAAGATTGTTTTATTATTAGCATCATTTGCAATTTTTTCACTATGTCCAGGAAACATTCTTCGCATATATGAAATCTTTGTATCAGCGTCAAGAGGATTCTTTTTCTTATCCTGACTTCTTGATGGATAGATTACATAGTCACCACCATCTGCCTGCGATGCCGCAGCAGCAGTATCCATAAGTTGCTGGTGCCCAATAGTAGGGGGATTGAAACGACCAAAGGCAATTGTGAGAGTGCCCCTTGTTTTGGGTACTGGTGGAGGGGTGACAACGGGTTGCTGGGGTTCTTGTGCTGCTGGTTGCTGCTCTGGGGCAGGTGCTTGCTGCTGAACAGGTTCTTGTGGAGCAGGGGCTGCCTGAGTGCCCTGAGAGAGGTTCTTTTCCTTTTCAGTCTGTGGTGAGTCTTGCTGACCAATTTTTTCACGTTTATTATAAAACTTAAGAATTCCCCTTTCAGTCTTTGCTACAAACTCTCCACTGGTTTTATCATACCATCCACCGTGCCCATCACCAACAAGTCCCAGACGGGATGCCTGTTGTGTTGCGGTTCCTGCTTCGATTAAAAACTGGAAAAAACTTTTCATTACTTATTTCTTTGATTCCTGCAAATTTCAGAAGTTATTGCCTTTTCATTAGCAACAATGTATCTTATAGCACTTTGTCTAATCTTTATATATTTATTCTTTATAGATTCCTTCTTAGTTGAGTTAATCTTATTATCTATTGTAAAGTAGACATAAGAAACAAAATCTTTAAAGTCACCCTTTTTAAAATTTTGCATTAGACTTTTTATGTATGGGTTAATCATATTATCTTCTTTTTTTGGAAATTACTCCCATAGGATCAAGTGCTATTAAAATATCCTCAGATGCTTGATCGAAGCTAAATCTCGATACTGATGGTGGACTATCAATTAGAAGAGCCGTTGAAAATCTATAGTTCCAAGGCTCTCTACTACTACCACCAGCCTTTCTTCTAATTCTTAGTTTTAGTGTTCCATCAAATCTCTTTACACCATGCTTTTTTAAATTAGCTGGATCACTCTGCATATAATACAATCCATATCCACCAATCTGAATGTAGTGAGTTTGTTTTGACCCATAGTATCGAGCAAGAGATCTAGTTTGGGGGGCATCAGTTCCTGTTAGCATAATATCTTTAAAAGTTTCCCTATCAAACATATAATCTCTAGGATTCATATTACTCCCAGTTTTAACCTTTACTTTGGGGTCAAACTTTCTTGGAACACCAAGAGGTCCCCAATTTGCATTTACTTTTTGGGGAACTTCCATATTTTGAAGTAAACTTCGCATTACTATTGCTTCTGCACTACTAGATCCATCTAAATACCACTTACCATTTGTATATTTTAATCCACTTTGCCCAAAATCTGCTTGAGCATTTAATTTTATTTCACACTTATATTCTCGGATTCTCCCCGGAATAGTTGATTCTGTTATTACTCTAGCAGTAACATCAGATGCTAAAAACTTTAAATCTGGCAAATCATTCGCAGATCCAGCTGGAGCAAATCCATTGGGAACCAATCCCAATTCTTTCATCTTGCTATACAAACTATCTTCATAAGCAAATCCGCCCCCACCTGGTTTAAAATATCCTCGCATACCAGATTTTTCCCAAAGATCGTAGTAATCTGGATCACTACTACTACCTGTAACTATTTTCCCCATAATACTTTTTTAAGTATTTAGAATGGAGAATAGGAGATTCGAACTCCTGACTTCCTGCTTGCAAAGCAGGCGCACTACCAGACTGTGCTAATTCCCCGAGAACCCCGAAGGGTCATTTATTTATTCTACAATAGCACCAATCTTTTCATCAAGGTCCATAATTACAGAACGAATATCAACAACACGAGGAGGAACAGAATCCTCATTGTAAGTATATCCTTTTTGATGCTCAAAAAGAAGTTGTCGAACTGCCGCAGCAGAACGAACATCCATTTTAAGTTTAACTTGGTTGTCTTTAGTCATACTTTCTCTATTAAATTATAATCAATTAATTTTCCTGTAAATGTATCTTTTTTAGATCTAAATTCGTGTAATTCTTTCCAATATTTTGATACACTTTCTCTAATTTTATTGAGTTCTTTTTTACTTTCTTCCGTTTCCTCACCAACTTTCATAGAGGTAATTGTAACTCCACCAGTATTATTTCTATAGCAATATAAAATTTTATCAGCACCACTATCAAGTTGCTGTTGAATTCCTTCCATAGTTCCGTGCATTTTTGCTGACGGAACATCCTCAAAATTTATATTAAGGTGTGCGAAATAATATTCAAGCATTTTTATTTGATCTTGTGTGAGTTTCATTTTTCTAACCTTTCAGTAATATTTTCAAAAGAATTATAATCAGTTGTTAGAGTTTTCACAGGTCTCCCTCAACACGGTTTTCAGAACGATAGACATCAAAAGCACCAGCCGGATAACGAGCACTCAGTTTCTCATAGTTCATTTCAAGAACTTCCTCAAAGGTAATATCCAAAGCCATACACGCTTGTGCGAGATACCAGCACAGGTCCCCAAGTTCACGCTTCATATGAAAGACATTCTCTTCAGTATAAGGTTTTCCTTGAAGAAAAATCTTTTTGACTACTTCGGTAAATTCACCTGCCTCGGCACTCATACCAAATGCAGCAGTCATCAGACGAGAAACATCAGCACCTTGCCTTTCCAGTTCATTCAAACGTTCGACAAGTTTTGGGTATTCACTACTTGCCGGACTGGTGGTTTGACGAACAAATTCAATATACTTATTAGGTTCAATAGTTGCCATATTTAAAATTTAAATCCTTCGAATGATTTTTTAGGTTTCTGATCTTCATCATTATACTCGGATTGCTGACCACTGTCAAGTATGTCTTTCTGAGCAGATTGCTCTACATCATAAAGTCTCATCTTTGCACGGTCAATGCCAACAACAAAACGTTTGAATACTGTTGGGTCATTATAACGATTCTTCAATTGCTTAACCATAATCTGTCCCAATCCTTCTAACTCTTCGGTAGAAATAAGGGCAAACATAAGATCAGCAGTAGCAGGGAGACCAAAGGATTCAGAAGTATCAGTAAGTTCAACATCAGAGTTCCCATAACCACTACGAGTAGTCTGGGTAGCGGAAACAATTGGGACACGGAATTCAACTGCCAATCCACGAAGTTCTTCTGCAATTGATTTAATATACGAATAAGAATTTGCAGAACCATTTGGTTTATGCCTACTGGAAGCACAAATATTAAGGTAGTCAATGAAAATAATATCAGGTCGGAATGATTTCTTAAGAGCAAGTTCATTTAAAAGTGCCTTGAAATGTCCTGAGTGTGCCGAAGCAGTAGGATACTCTTTAATGATTAGAGTTCCTTGAGTCTTCTTTGAGAGACTTGTTACTTTGTTCTCAAATGTTGAACGTGGGAGATCAACCAATTGTTGAATCGGAACATTGAGAAGGTTTGCATCAATTCTTTCTGCAATTCGCTCTTCCGCCATCTCAAGAGTGATGTAGAGTACGTTCCTACCCTGTAACAACGCGGAACTAGCAACATGACACATAAAGAGGGATTTGCCGACTCCCGTACCAGCAAGAGCAATATTGAGAGTCTTATTAGGGAGGCCACCTTTTGTGATTTTGTTGAAATATTCCAGATCAAACTCAATTTTATCTTCTTTTCTGTGGTAGAACTCATAACGCTCCTCATAATTCTGAAGATAGTCGTGTCCAATGTTATTATCAAATGATACTGCTAAGGCATCGGACAGAATACCAGGAATTGCGTCCCTATTCTTATTTCCATCATTACCATCAGCAATATGAATTGATTCCATCAGAGCAAGATAAATTGCTCGATCACGACACCACTTCTCAGTAGTATCTAGTAACCATTGTTTCTCTGCTACGGAATCATTGAGTGATGCGCAGATTTCACGAATATCTTTAACATCAGTCTCAGTCAAATCAGTCCGATTCTCAATCTCAATACCAAGTGCTTCTTTGGTAATAGCAGAATTGTACTTAATAATAAATTGAACGATTTCCTCAAAGACTACTCTTTCAGACCTTTGCTCAAAATATTCGGGTTGTATAAAAGGTATAACTTTTCTAGAGTAGTCTTCATTATATACAAGGTTTCGGAGAATAGTAAGTTCAAGTCGTTCCATTATTTCAATTAAAGATTTCGTTTGTGATGCGGTACGTCAAATACAAAGGTAATTCTAACGTTGTCTCCAATATTCACTGCCTTGTGTGGAAGTTTATTATTGAACCAAAAGAGTGTTCCTGGATCAATAATCAAGGTTTCCTCACCAACAGTATACTTGTATTTTCCCTGAATGGAAAGGTGATATCTATCTTTTGTAAGATAATAAGTTCCCTCATCAATATGAGAACCTACCATTTCACCGACAGGAAGTGCTAGAAACCCACAACGACGGAGTTTCTTAAAATACTTTCCCAAGTAATTAAGAATCTCAGTGTGCTTCTCATATGCCGGAGTTTGAATACAAATTTCAGTATTACCAACATACTGGGATTCTGTTTCGACTCCACCCATTATAAGTTGTAAGACATCCACAGTTACAGTGTATTCTGTAGGGTCCAATTGTTCAGTGTCTTTAAGATTCTTTTGAGAACCCCAATCCTCTGGATATTGTTTAAGTTGTTCTAGTATCTTGGATACATCAACTTTGGTTTTTATGATACGAATATTTTTCATGCACCATAACTAAATTCACCTTTAGCAATCACATCAAGTTTTTGCATTACTTCTTCGGTAAAGTATTCTTCTGGATTTGCTAAGATTTGTTTTGCATAGATTTTTTTACCATCCATTTCATAACGTCCTGCAGTGTTCTTCCACATTCCACCAGTTTCACCCAGTTCAAGAAGACCATAATACTTATCAAGACCACGTTCATCATAATAAAGACGAACTTCTACTTGTTGGTTTTCCTTACTCAAACGTGATTTTTCAGTTTTACATTTGATAATATTACCAATGACTTCTGTTCCATCCTTTTCTTTTTTCTTTGAGAGATGAATAATTGTGGAAGCAGCATATTTGAGACCACTACCACCACCCATCGTTTTAGTTGGAACGTAGGCACCAATAACATCATAAGTATGATTCGTTACAATCATTGGAATATTTGCTTGACCAAGTTTCAAAGTAAGCATACGAAATGCACCTTTGATGAGTTGGGATTTGGTCATATCCCGCACTTCCTTGTCGTTCAGGGCATCATTAATTTCCTTACTGGTTGAAAGCATACCAAGAGAATCCAGAACAAACATACAAGGATTGCGTTCTCCTTCTGGTTTCTTCAAGTAAAGGTCAACTGCCTTCAGTGCCTTACCACGAAACTCTTCAACTGTGACCACATTGACGACAACCACTCTAGTTGTGTCAATACCTCTCCCCTCCAGTAAGGATCGTGTGATTGCAGCTTCAGTATCAAAGTACAGACAATATCCAGTAGGATTATTATCAAGGAAATTTTTAACCACAGCCAAACTAAAGAAAGTTTTTCCAGTACTTGATTCACCCGCAATTGCAGTAATCTTGTTCCCAGAAACACCACCAAATATACTACCAGATACAAGAGCATTAAAAATGTATGAACCCGTATCCACATAAGTTTCAGTTTCATCAATATCTGATGCAAGTTGTGTATATTCTCCACCAATCTCTTTTACAATATCGCGCAAAAAATCCATAGTTAGTTATCCATTGTTGTTTTTATTTTGAACCAATAAGACCATAATTTATTATAAAGTTGGGTATTGTGTTTAATTTTTTTCAAAATAAACTCCAATTCTTTCTCAGTAATAGGTAAATCCATTAAAAGAAAAATGAATCTAAGGTTGTTGTTTGTTCTGTTTTCCATCCAATTGCATCAAGAATGGATTTAAGTGGTTCAAGAAAACTCTTTTCAAATTGTAGTTCATAATCGATGTATTTGTCAAGACCAAGTTCTGTAGGAAAGTCTTGAATGAAAGAGATGATATTTTCTTGAATGATATTTGGTTTTTTAAGGTAGATGAATTTAATCTTCTCACCATTACCAATAAGTGAATATTTATTGGTCAGGTTCTTCTCTTTAATATAGTGATTAAAAAGAAGTGCCCCACGAACGTGAATAGGAGTTCCCTTAGAATAAATGTCTGAATGAGAACGATACTTACGAACATCAGAAGCAGTTCTTGGGAAAGAAATCTGTTCGGGAGAAAGTTGTTTAAACTTGGTGCGGCAATTATCAATATACGCAATAACTTCCTCTTCTGTACCACTCATCATAATCTTCAACCCGTCCTTAATCATCTGACGACACGGGGCAGGAGTAGAAGATTTGACTGCCTCAATACCCATCATCTTGAGTTTAGGTTGATCATAACGAACACCTTCACTATCCCAGACATTGAGAATGTAACGCTTCTTAGCAGTCCAGATTCCACGATCAGCAAT